CCTTTTGATCCAAATGCAGGTATAGGCGTAACTGATTTTGCTTCTAGTTCAACTTTTGTAGATGGTAAACTGGATAATACTACCGACTTAACAGCTCCTCCAACTCCTACAGGTCTATCTGCAGCTGCAGGCACAACTAAAATTATTCTTAGTTGGAATAAAGCACAAATATCTAATTTAGCGCACACAGAAGTATGGCGTTCTAGTGATAATAATTTAGGTAATGCGGTGCGACATGATACTACTGAGGCTTTTGTTTGGGTAGACAGCGTAGACCCTGGGGACGAGTTCTATTATTGGATTAGACATGTAACAACTGCAAATATATTTAGTCCGTTTGTAGGTTCGGTAAATGCTACTGGGGTTTTAATTGCAGGATCAAAAATTGCAGATAACGCTATTACTTCAGTAAAAATTGTTGCTGATGCTATTACTACAACAAAGATAGATGATGATGCTATTACAACACCCAAAATTGCTACTAACGCAGTTACAGCAGACTCTATTGCTGCTAATACTATTACTTCAGGTAATATAGCAAGTAATACTATTACTTCAGGTAATATAGCAAGTAACACTATTACTTCAGGCAATATAGCAAGTAACACTATTCAAGCTGGTGATATTGCATCAAATACTTTAACTTCAGCTTCAGGTGTATTTGGAGCTATAAGCGCAGCAGATATAACAACGGGCACACTAAATGGAAATAATGTAAGTGTAACTAATTTAAGTGCTAGTAATATAACTGGTGGGAATTTAAATGCGGATAGAATAGTAGCAGGTTCACTTAATCTTGCAGGAAAGGCAGTATCAGGTTCAGTAGGAACTGTAGTTGCATCTGCTAGTATTACTGATAGTGCAATTCCAGATGATACAAATGTACATAATTATTTAAGCACTTATTGGGCAAGTAGTCCGTTTCATGCTTCTGGTAGCAGTTATGTGCATATACCAACTGACTCAAGTGGTAATAAAGCTCAAGTAGCATGGACAACACCCAATTGGACTGCTTCATCAGGTTCTAGTTCAACAAAAAAATTTATTGTAACTGGTTCTTTGAATGCAACAGGACAACTGGTTGGAGACGGTCGTGCAGAAAATTTAACTGCTATAGCGGTTAGACAAACATCAAGTGCTACTGGATATCAATCTAGCTCGATGAGTAATTTCCTATTATCAACATCAATAGTACAAGCAGCTGGTGATCATGTTCTTGGTAGCATTATAATAACTGGTGTAGTAGATCTTCTTCCGAATACAACATATTACGCTTGGTTGTTTCATGGTATTAGTGATTACGGTCCAACAGGAAGTAGTAATGGCGGAGCAGGAAACGCAATAATAAGAGTACAAGGGTTAGGAATATAATATGGTACAACGAACATCAGACGAAATACCTAATATGACTATATGGACAGTTGTAAAAGATAGACGATATGGTTTATTAAAAGCTACTGATTGGACACAGGCAGCTGACTCTCCGTTAAGTGACTCAAAAAAAGCAGAATGGGCTACATATAGACAAAAATTAAGAGATTTACCAGAAACATATAGCGGCGAAACAGACTTATTAAAAATTGTTTTTCCCACACCGCCAGAATAAAAGGTACAATAAAGCTATGAAAAGACCAAGTATGAAAATACAGAAACGTAAAGTTTCTAAAAGACAACAGAAGGCTATAAATAAACTGCCTACTGATAAAAGATCTTATGTAAAAAGGCGAGTTTTATTTGGTGATACGCTTAGACAAGCAAAGAAAAAGTCTAAATCACTAAATATGTAGGTCATGCAAGATGTTGCACAACTAGTAAGTGAGCTTGGGCTTCCTATAGCTAGTGGTTTGGTAATGGCTTACTTTATTTTCCTTGTTATGAAACAGTTAATGGATGGCCTTGTTTCAGAGATACAAACAGTCCAGGCTATATCTAAAATGCTTATTACCCGAGCTGCTACTATGAATAATGATATGATACGCATTGATACTAGCGTGAGTAGTGCTTTGGGTTTGTCACCTGATTTAGATCGTATAGCTAGAAGTGAAAACTTTGTTGAGGATGGAAAGATAGATGCTAGGAGAGATTAATGGACGCACCAGTAGGTGATGCAGAAGCAGTTGTAGATGGGTTATTTGGTTTAATTTATTTATACCCGTCTGATTATTTAATTGTATTTGGTTCTTTAACTTTGTTTGCAGTGTACGGCTTATCAATCTATGCGGGTATTAAGTACATACAAAAGAAGTTTAAATAATGGACATTGTTGCTTTAGTATCTGAATTTGGCTTTAGTGCAGTTATGGTAGGGGGTTTAGGGTATTTCGTTTATTTTGTTTGGCAAACAATTAATAATAAAATAGATCCAGCTGTGCAAGAAATGAAAGTAACTATTATACGACTTACAGACCAACTGCGTTTGTTAGACCAAGATATGATACGATTACAGCAAAAAGTGAATACAGTATTAGAACTAAAAGAAGAAAATAAGTTAAAAGATGAGAATGAAAATTAATTGGCATTGGTTTTTTGGTATATACGTTTATGCAGCTTTATTTTTGTTGCTGCTTAATGTTTACAGTAATGCAGATGAAATACTATTTAAGTTTAAAAGTCCTAGCTTTTCAGGTCTTAACAGTTCTTCACATTACTTAACAATAGAAAACCAAGAATCTACAAGACGTCAGACCAAAATTGAGGAGGCGAAGTCATTAATTGAAGAAGCTGAACGAGAAGAATCTAATTCTACTTTAAGTCGTTTTATTAGAAACTTTGAATCAAGAGTGTATGCACAATTGTCACGGCAGCTAGTTGAACAATTGTTTGGAGAAAATCCAAGCACCGAGGGTAAACTTGAGCTAGAGGGAAACATTTTAGAGTACACAGTAGAAGCTGAAATAATTACTTTGACTATAACGGATGAAAACGGAGATATTACAACGATTTCTGTACCCACTGCTAGTTTTACTTTCTAGTTGTGCATCGAAAAATATGCTAGAAGGCGGTGGCATACCCAATGTGGTAATTAAAAGTTCCTCTATACTAGAATTACAATTAGAAGAATTACAGAATTTACCTCCAGCAAAACAACAACCTGTAATTGCAGTTTATAATAATAGTTTGCAAGATTTAACAGGACAAAGGAAAAGTAATGGGCAGTTTGCTTTGTTTTCTACTGCTATTACGCAAGCACCTGAAGCATTCTTGATTCGCGCTTTAAAACACACATCTAGCGGAAATTTTTTTAAAGTTGTAGAACGCGTTGGTTTAGACTCTTTAACTAAAGAAAGACAATTAATTCGCAGCACACGTGAGACTTTTGATGAAGAAAGTCGTGTAAAGCCTTTATTACTAGCAGGTTTATTAATGCAAGGTGGAGTTCTTTCTTATGATGTTAATACAAGGTCTGGAGGATCTGGAGCTCGTTACCTCGGTATAGGAAGTAGCAAACAGTATAGAGAAGACTCTGTTAGTGTATCATTAAGGGTGGTTTCAGTATCTACAGGAGAGATACTAATAGAGGTGCTTACTTCTAAAACAGTTTTATCAGTAGGTCTTTCTCAAGATGTTTTTAGATTTATTGATGAAGGAAGTCGTTTAATAGAAGTAGAAGGAGGAGTAAGTGAAAACGAAAGCACTTCTATAGTAATACAAAAGGCCATTGAAAGAGGCGTTTTGGAGATTGTAAAAATAGGTATTGAGAGAGGATATTGGGAATATGAATGATAATTTTAATAAAATTACAGCTCTTGTATTTTTGGCTTTGTTAGTTTTTGCAGTAGGTACTAATGCAGATGATAACGAAATATACGTAGATCAAATAGGCGCAACCGCTAGTATAGACCTTGAGCAGCTAGGTTCTGGCAACATCATAGGTGGCTTAAACTCTGCACACGGTTCTATGACCGCGTTCGATCTTGACGGTGCAACTATGACCTTAGACGTAAATCAAATAGGTAATAATAACAAGATGTTAGGCGATATTAATGCAGATACATTTACAGGTATATTTGATTTTGATGGTGATACAAACTCGTATACTATTCAAGTAGATCCTGGTAATGCGAATAGTGCAGATTCATCAAACGTAAATGTGGACGTGGACGGGTCGACTAACACCTTTACATTAGACTTAGCTACTAATGCTTTAGCTAGTAGTGCAGATGTAGATACAATAGTGCAAGGTTCTAGTAATACTGTTCATATTGATCTAGATGTTGACTCAGGTACAAACTACATAGATGTTGATGGCGATTCAAATACAGTAGATGTTGTACAATCAGGCTACGCTGGCGGCTACTTTAAATTAGAACATGATGGTAATACAAGGAGCTTTGACATTGACCAAACATCTACTCAAGACAATGATTGGTTGCGTATTACTTCTTCTGGAAACGCTGGATCCGTATGCGTACAGCAAAATGACCAAGGCAACGCAGTTGGATGTTGATATAGGAAGTATCACAGAGTTAAGAGGGAACACCAGGGTAGTAAGAGACAAGCCATATGAGAGTGAAATTAACTTTTCACTAAACTCTATGGACAAACTAGAAACCGCAGCGGGGCGTATGGGTGTAACGTTTAGAGATGAAACAACTATACGTTTGACTGAACACAGCAACGTTGTAATAGACGAGTTTGTGTTTGACCCTGATCCT